TCGAGCTGTTTTTCCGCACCTGCCTGACTCACGTTAAAGGAGCGGACGCAGGCCGTCCGCTCTTGCTGGCCGACTGGCAGTATCGAGACATCATCGAGCCATTGTTCGGCACTCTCCGTGCCGATGGCCTGCGCCAATACCGCACCAGCTACATCGAGATACCGCGTAAAAATGGCAAGAGCACGCTATGCGCAGGCATAGCGCTCTACCTGCTGATGGCCGATGGGGAGAAGGGCGCGGAGATCGTGTCGGCAGCCGCTGATCGTGAGCAGGCATCTATCGTGTTCGATATTGCAAGCAGCATGGTGCAGGCTAGCCCGATGCTCGCATCACGATGCACTGTGCTGCGCAAAGAGATTGTCACCAAGAACGGTAGCAGATATCGAGCAATCAGCGCAGATGCTCACACCAAGCACGGGTTTAACTGTAGCGGCATCATATTTGACGAGCTGCACGCTCAGCCCAACAGAGAGCTCTGGGATGTGCTCACAACAAGCGTAGGCTCACGCAGGCAGCCGCTCACCGTGGCGATCACGACGGCAGGGCACGATCGCAACTCGCTCTGCTATGAGATGCACCAGCACGCCCGGTCAGTCGCTGATGGCTCACTGGTCGATCACAGTTTCTTGCCCGTTCTGTATCGAGCGCCAGATGGGGCATCATGGCGAGATGAGTCTACATGGCGAGCCGCAAATCCCGGCTATGGCGTATCTGTGCTGCCTGATTACATGCACCAAGCAGCGCTCGACGCAGCGCAGAGCCCTGCTCGTGAGCTAGCATTTCGCCGTCTTCATCTCTGCGAGTGGACCGACACAATCACACGATGGATCGCACCCGAGACATGGGACGCATGCCGCAGCCCTCGACCTGATCTCGATGGTCGATTGTGTTATGGTGCGCTCGACCTGAGCTCGACCATGGATCTTTCGGCGTTCGTTCTGGCCTTCCCGCTCGACGATGGCACGATCTGGATAGAGCCGACATGTTGGGCACCTCGCGGAGCCCTCAAACAGAGAGAGCGCACCAACCGTATGCGCTACGACCAATGGCATGCGAGCGGGCACATCAACGTCACCGATGGCGATGTGATCGAGTACGAGGATGTTTACACGCGCATCAAGCAGCTTTGCGCACAGTATCGGGTCGTCGATATCGCAATTGACCGTTGGAACGCTAGCCAACTGGCTCAGCAAATGCAGAGCGATGGGCTGAACATCGTGTCGTTTGGGCAGGGCTATGCGAGCATGAGTCCAGCCGCTAAAGATTTTGAGACATTAGTCATGGCGAGAAAATTGAGGCATGACAGCAATCCGGTATTGCGGTGGTGCTTGGGCAACTGTTCGATAGAGTCAGACGCCGCTGGCAATATCAAACCCAGTAAGGCTAAGAGCAGCGAAAAGATCGACGCCTTGGTCGCCTCGATCATGGCAGTCGCAAGATCTCGAGTCGGCGAAGCAGGCGGAGCGATTGGGCGAGGTGCCCCGTCGGTGTACGAGTCGCGAGGGATGACTCTCATATGACGATCCTAGATCGCATCAAGAGCATATTCAATCTGCGCATGGGCAATCGCCCAAGCCTGCGAGATCCCGCGCTCACAGCGTTCTACGGTGGCGCAGTTAGCAGCGCTGGCGTGCAGGTATCTGAGAGCTCAGCGCTCAGCTATGCACCGTTCTGGCAAGCCGTGCGCATTATCTCTGAGACCATCTCTAGCCTGCCCTTTCACGTCTATCAGCAGACCTCGAGTGGGCGCATTATCGCTGACGACATGATGGTCGCTGACCTCCTGCGATTTGCGCCAAACGAGGAGATGACCTCGATGCAGTTGCGTGAGCAATGGCTTGCGCAGGCTCTGACGTGGGGCAATGGCTACTGTGAGATCGAGCGAGACACAATCGGCCGCCCAACGCGCCTCTGGCTGCTGCGTGCCGAAAACATGAAAGTCGGGCGATCCGAAAACGGCGACCTACAATATATCTATCGCTCGGACCACGCTCGCCCGACCTACATACCAGCATCTGACGTATTGCATCTACGCGGCCCAGGTGGCGATGGCTACGTCGGTGCCAGCGTGGTCTCGCTGGCTCGAGACTCGATCGGTCTCGGCATCGCTGCCGAGGCATTTGGCTCATCGTTTTTCGGCCGTGGCGCTCGCCCATCCGGCGTGCTCGAGCATCCCGGCAGACTCAGCGACGATGCCCGCGGTCGCCTGCGTGGCGATTGGGAACGATTGCACTCCGGTATCGACAATGCCTCACGAGTAGCGATACTCGAAGAGGGCATGAAATGGACCACGACTGCGATACCGCCTGACGATGCGCAGTTCCTCGAGACCAGACGTTTCCAGCTCGAGGAGATTGCCCGCTGGTTTAACATCCCGGTGAGCAAACTGCGAGCGACTGGCGGATCGACATACAGCTCGCTCGAGCAGGAAAACCAAGCGTTCCTGAGTGAGACGCTGCGCCCTTGGCTTGTCCGCATCGAGCAGGAGGTCCGCAACAAACTGCTCCTGCCAATCAGCAGCAGCTACTACGTTGAGCACCGCGTCGAGGGGCTGCTGCGCACCGATCTCGCAGCGAGATACAGCGCATACGCCATCGGTCGCAACTGGGGTTGGCTCAGCGTCAATGAGATCCGAGCGCTCGAGCAGCTCGACCCTATCGAGGGTGGAGATGTATTTCTCCAGCCGCTCAACATGCAACCCGTATCGTCGATGGGCGGGGCTCAGGCACCGCCTGCTGATCCTACTGTCGCGCCAGTCGTCGTCGATCCTACAGCGCTGCCAGCAGCACCAGCAGCACCAGCAGAGACCAACGACCTCGAGGCATATGCCAGCGATGCCGTGATTGCCTTAGCGCTGGCAATGACCGAGCACCAGATCCCGAGCTGTGAGCATGGCTCGACCAATCGCTGCCGCGTCTGCGGCATCGAGCGTGAGCGTGAGCTAGTGCCACCAAGCCGCCCAGGTGGACGCCATGGCTGGCGCATCAAGTGGCGACCGATCCTGCCATTGCGCAAAACAGAGACTGAGCGATCGATGCCTGCTGAGCGTCGAGCAAAATACGATAGTATTGATTTCTCGCCACCTGCTGGCGTCCGTGAAGAGGCCGCTCGAGGCCTAGCGTGGCGAGCCGAATATGGTCGCGGTGGCACTGAGGTAGGCGTTGCTCGAGCCAGAGATCTCAGCAATGGGAGCAACATCAGCCCCGACACAATTGGGCGCATGGTGAGTTATTTTGCCCGCCATGCCGTCGATTCACAGGGCGAGGGCTGGTCACCCGGTCAAGACGGTTTTCCAAGCGCTGGCCGCATTGCCTGGGCGCTATGGGGTGGAGATCCGGGGCAAACATGGGCGAACAAAGTAGCAGGTCAGATGGATAGGGAGGACGACAATGGAGCGTAGATTACTCTCTACTGTCTCATCTGACGCTGGCCGCCTGATGGGCTATGCCAGCGTGTACGGGCCGCTCAGCGAAGATCTAGGCGGTTTCCGCGAGCGCATAGCACCGCAGGCATTTGCCAGCACCCTCGAGGATAAAAACGCAGATGTGCGAGCGCTGATCAATCACGACTCATCGCTTGTGCTAGGTCGTCGCAGTGCGGGCACGCTCAAACTCAGCACCGACAAAAATGGTCTTGGCGTCGAGATCTACCCGCCAGACACAAGCTATGCCAAAGATCTGCTAGCACTCATTCAGCGCGGCGATGTCAACCAAATGTCATTTGGCTTCATTGTGCGAGCTGACGAGTGGACAATCGAGGAAACAGTGCGAGTGCGGACAGTGACAGATGTCGAGCTCATCGAGGTCTCCGTCGTCACCATTCCCGCATATCCGGACACCACGGTCGCGATACGGTCGCGTGATCAGTGGAGCGCCAGTCAATTAAGACTGAGCGTACATTTGAGAGGCCGAAGATTACTTATGTCGCAGCTCGGCTGCGCAGGGAGGATTGCATGAGCGTATCACGTCGCGACCTGCTCGCAGAGCGAGCACGTCTAGTAGAGCAGGCCAAGACCTACCATGAGTCGGCATCGACCCGTGAGTGGACGCCCGAAGAGACTGCCAAAGTAGATGAAATCGTTGCTCTTATCGCAGACCACGATGCTCGCATCGCGGCTATCGAGCTAGCAATGGCCGAAGAGGTCTCTGGCGAAGAGATGCCAGCAGAAGCACCAGCAGCAGATCCAGCAGCTCAGCAGCAGGCAGCTCGCGCACGTCTCAGCGATGTGCTCAGCGCAAGCTCACGCCGCACACGACCAGCACCAGTGGGCGTGCCAATGTTCACCCGCGACCTCGACGACAAGCGCGCTAATCGGGACCGTGAAACCGCTCTTTGCGGCTGGTTCCTTGGCAACGATGCTCGCCCTGAGCACCGCAGCGCAGCTCAGCGCTCAGGGCTCAACTTGGGCTCCAACCGCATCGTGCTGACTCGCGCCAACTCGACCAGCTCCAGTGCTGGCGGTTACACCATCCCGCAGGGATTCCTTGCGGAATTGGAAAAGAAGATCGTCTATTTCAATCCGCTTCGTGATGTTGCTCGCGTCATCCGCACCGAGAGCGGCAATAGCCTACCATTCCCGACGATCGACGACACTGGCAACCCAGGTGCGATCGGCGCGGAAAACACCGCACCATCCGCTACCGACATGACATTTGGCCAGATCATTCTCGGCGCATATCGCACCGAGTCGCTGGTACTGCTCAGCAATGAGCTCCTACGTGACTCCGGTTTGGATCTTGCGACCGAAGTAGCTGGCCTTCTCGGCGAGCGTCTCGGTCGCAAAGAAGCCACGGACCACGCAACTGGTAACGGCACGACTGCTCCTCAGGGCGTAGTCACCGGCTCCAGCGCTGGTGTTGCTGGCGCGACCACAACCACCATTACGCTGGCCAATATCATGGCATGCCGCAATGCCCTCGATTTTGGATACCAGCAGAATGGCGCATGGATGATGCACCAGTCGATCTGGTCTACCATTCTTCAACTGGCCGACTCACAGAGCCGCCCACTGTTCCTCGACTTGCTTAACGGCAACGCACCGCGGCTCTTGGGCTATCCGGTGATCGTCAACAACGCAATGGCCAGCTCAATCGCTGCCAATGCCAAAACTGTTCTGTTCGGCGATTTCAGCAAGTTTTACATCCGTGATGCGGGCGATATTGAAATCATCCGCATGAACGAGCGCTATGCTGATGCCTATCAGACCGGCTTTATGGCAGTGCGCCGCTCTGACTCCAAAGTGGCTCAGAGCGCCGCGATCGTCCGTATCACTCAGCCAGCGTCGTAATCATGTGGGGTAGACTCATGAGACTGAAAATAATGATCCATTGTGTCGGCACTCTCGTGAGCTACATGCCCGGTGAGGTTGTGGATATTATTGGCGATGACGCCCAGCGGCTCGTATCCGCTGGGCTCGCCGAGCCCTATCAGGAGCCAGCAGCACTGGCTCCACCACCTTTAGACATTGCGGACAATAAGCGTCGTAAAAACGTGGAGAAACGATGAACATCAAGATCCTCGCGCGTGGTACCGCTGAGCCAGTCACGCTGGTTGAAGCGAAACTGCATTTGCGCGTGGACCTGAGCGACGATGATGCGCTCATCACTGCGATGATCAGCGCGGCACGTGAGATGGTGGAGCGGTACACCAGCCGCACCCTGATCTATACCGCATACCGACTCACCATGGACAATTGGCCCTACGACATCGAGCTACCAAGGTCGCCTGCGATCGAGGCTGCGGCTAATCTCGTGACCGGCATCGCATACATCACACCGCGGATCCGATACTACGACGGTGATGGTAATCAGCAGACAATGACGTATGCCGCTGGTGATTTTGAAGTTTTGCTGGACAATAACCCGCCGCTGCTCGTGCTGCCACCGAGCGGCATTTGGCCGGTCACCTACCCGCTCCAGCGTGGTGCAATCGAGATCGACTGGATCGCAGGGTATGGCTCAGCCAGTACGGGCATACCGGAGCTCCTGCGCCTCGCAATCATGATGCTCGTCGCGCATTGGTACGAGCACCGCGAAGCAGTTGGGTCGTTCGGCAGCGAAGTCCCATTGGCAGTCGATAGCGTGCTCAGGCTCTACTCCGATGGAGGGTATAGCTGATGCCCGCTGGCAC